GGTAACGAACTATTACCGGGTGCAATGGAAGCAACACCTGTTGCACAACAAGAAGGGCCACAAGCTGCAAATTTAGGTGGTTTGAGTGATAAGTACGCAGGAGCTAATTTAGCTTCAGGGCCAGCAAGAATGAGTGAACCTCAGATAACTCCTGCAGCCGATGCAGCACGAAACATGGAGAAGTGCATCCACGACCAACTTCTCGATACCAGTGCTATTACTGTGTTACGTCATGCTATATTCGAGTGTGCATTATTAGGTACTGGTGTTATAAAAGGGCCGTTCAATTACACAAAAACTGTACACAACTGGTCAATGGGAGAAGAAGGTCAAGGAAAAACTTACGATCCTTATGAGAAGACTGTACCGAGAGTAGAAGCAGTTAGCTGTTGGGATTTCTATCCTGATCCTAGTGCTACTAATATTAATGATGCTGAGTATGTAATACAAAGACATAGAATGAACAGGGAGCAATTACGTGATCTCACAAACCGTCCTCATTTTGACCCAGAAGCTATCAGCAATGTGCTCAGTGGTGGCCCAAACTACCAAGAACGTTATTTCGAGCACTCACTCCATGCTAATGAAGATGATCCAACTTATGCAGGTAATCGTTACGAAGTGTATGAGTATTGGGGCAACCTTGATACGAAACTTGCAGAAGAGTTTGGTATGGATATGGGAGAAATTAAAAATGATTTGGACTCGATCCAAGTAAATATCTGGATATGTGGAAATGAAATTATTCGTTTTGTAGCTAATCCTTTTATTCCTGCTCGTATTCCTTATCACTCTTTTCCTTACGAACTCAACCCCTATCAATTGTTTGGTGTGGGTGTAGCTGAGAATATGGAAGATAGCCAGATGCTGATGAATGGTCACATTCGTATGGCTATAGACAATCTTGCACTAGCTGGACACTTAGTATTTGATATAGACGAAACACAACTTGTACCCGGTCAGTCCTATGACGTATTTCCCGGTAAAGTATTTCGTAGACAGTCAGGTGTTACTGGCACTGCTGTTAATGCTATTAAGTTTCCGAGTACTGCAGGTGAAAATATACAAATGTACGATAAAGCTCGACAACTAGCAGACGAGCAAACTGGTATACAAAGTATATCACACGGACAAACAGGTGTTACTGGTACTGGTCGTACTGCTGCAGGACTGAGTATGTTAATGTCGAGTGCAGGACTTAGTGTCAAAACAGTTATAAAAAATATCGATGATTCCTTGCTCAAACCGTTAGGTGAAGCTTTCTTTCAATGGAACATGCAATTTAATGATGAGACTCCAGAAAAGATAGGCGACCTAGAAATTAAACCAAAGGGTACAAGTGCTGTTGTGCAGAAAGAAGTTAGGTCACAACGATTGACAGCTTTGTTACAGACTGTTGCCAATCCAATGTTAGCACCATTTATTAAAATACCAAACTTAATTAAAGAATTAGCAATCAGTCAAGACATAGATCCCGATGCTCTAGTCAATGACATTAGTGAAGCATCAGTGTTTGCTGAAGTACTGAGAGGTTTAAATGAACGAACAACAGGCGAAGTTGCTCCTGCCACTGGTCAACAACCAACAGGCATGGGAGGCACTGGAGGAGTACCTCAAGGAGTTGGCCCCAATGATGAGACAGCGGTTGGTGGTGGAGGAATCGGAGTTGGAGGTACGCAGACTGCAGGGGAAGCTGGCTTTACTGGAAATGCTCCTCAAACTGAAACAATCAGCTAACGATACAGTACAGGTAAATAAAAAGAAATAATATGGCTGAAGAACTTAACACTGATACACCAGAACAACAGGAAACACCAGCAGTACAAAGTGTTATGTCTGCTCAACCTAAAACATTATCTGTTGCAGATGTAAAAAGTAAAATAGATACACAAACTCCATTATATTCTAATGAGTATCTTCCTAGTGCTCCTAAAAACATGTCAGCTAAAGGATTTTACGGACAGTTTAGAGGATATGGTGGTGCTTCTGTGTATTCACAACCACCTTTTGCCAGTAGTTTATCTACAGTTCAAGGTACTTCTTTTTTACCGCAACAACCACAACCTGTACAAGAAATTGCACAAGAAGCTCCTGTTGTAACAACACCGCCACCTGCTGTAGAAACACAAACTGGAGATAGTGATACTGATTCGTTTTCTGATCAAGTAGATGCGTTATTAGCTGAAAGTGATACAACTCCTACTTTTTCGTTTGAAACATTATCTAACAACTATGATGCATTTGCAGTAGATTTATTAAATAATACAGGTATAGATGTAACAAGTGTAGATAAAACACTTAACAATATAGGAACAAGATTAAGCCAAGGTCTTCAAGGAACATATAACGATGCTATTGAAACAGTAAATAGTGTAAAAAAAGATATAGAGTCGTTATTTGAAGAGCCGGGAATAGTAACAAATACTGTTACACATATTAAAAATGAATTATCAGAATTATCAACACAACTTAGTAATCTTGTTGATCCTGAAAAAATTGAAGATAGTTTAAAATATTTTGGTAATAAATTTTTAGAAACATCTTTAGCACAAGTATTAAATGTAGGTTTTAAAGGAGCAGGATTACCAGTTTTTCTTGCTAACCCATTAGGTATAATAGGTGCACTAACCTTAATGGGTGATCAAGAAGGAGAAGAAGATTCTAGAGTTGGTATGAATGTTGTTGGTAATTTTGATTATGATAGTAAAGATAGTTTAATTGGAAAAAATCCTAGTCAACTAGTTAATGATGGTGATGTAAGTAAATTAGAAGGTTTTAAAACAATTACTGTTGATGGAGATACTTTTACTGTTGGGTATACAAAAGGTAAAGATGGTAGGTTTAAAGCTGCTTTAACATTACAAGACAAACAATATATTGTAACAAGTATTTTTGATAATTTTTCTTTAATAGGTAAAAAAGGCGAAGATGTAGATCAAGCAATAAGAGATAAGTTAAAAGAAGATAATAATCTTTCTGATTATCAAATGAAAAATTTATCATCTTTACCTGAAAAAAGTCAATACTCTCTTTTAGGAGAAAGGTTAGGTACAGGGTCAATAGTAACTGGAGACAGTGATGTAGCACCGCCACCTTCTGAAAAATTTAGAGGATATCCTGTTCCAGAAGTTACTGTAGAACAATTACCAGATTTAACTGGAGATAAAGAAAAAGAAGCAAAAGATAAAGAAGATAAAGTTGGTGCTCCTTTTAATTTATTATCTCGTGAAAATATGAATAGAAATGCACCTTCACTATTTCCTTCAGGGCCGGAAGCACGTGTTTCAAAAGTTACTATGGAAGTGCTAGATCCTCAAAAATTAACTATGTCAGATATACAGGATTTAAAAAATAATCCAAATTTAAGTGATAGATCAAAAACAGAAATAGATATACAAGAACAAAAATTAAAAGCAGAAATACGGACAGAACAACTAAAAAAAGAACAAAAAGAACAACAAAGAAAGGAACTAGAGGAAGTAGAGGAAGTAGAGCGTATACAAGCAATTGTTGCTGAGAATATAAGTCTATTAAGTCAAGACGAAATAGATATTGCAAATAGAAGTTTTTTAGATCAGGTTGATAAGATTGAAAAATCAAAAAATCCTGATCAAAAATTGCGAGATATACTAGAAAGTATAGATGAAGCAATTGTGAAAACTTATCAAAACAAAGAAGCTAAACTAGAACAACGACAAAAATACTCTTCTCAATTTATGCTTATGCGTCAAAAACTACAACAAAAATATTCAAATCAATTAAATAAATTTGGTGTAAAACGAAAAAGAGTAGTGTACGTTCCTAAAGATACTTTAACACCAGAAGAAGAAGAAGCTGCAAGTTTTACTGACTTTATGTCAAGTGTAGGTACAGATCCTAATCGCTCTGAAGAATCTAAAACGACTACTTTTGATTACAATAGAGAAGACGCAACATACACTCCACCTGATAGTTCTCAACAAGAACAAACTGGTGATGATGCTGGTGGGCAAGATACAAGTGCTGGTGCAGGAATGGGTGGTTATGGTGATGGTTACTGGTAAGTTAATTAATAACAATAATAAAACAATAAGGAAACAATACTGATGGCAATCGATCCTACGATGCAAATGGAACCTCAGTCACAAGACGTTGGTTTTGTAAGTGAACCTAATGCAATGCTACCACAAGAAGGTGGTGAAATGTCTGTAGCAGACGATATATCAATGGAAGCAACAGCAGAAGATTTCATACTTCCTTATGAGTCAGTATTACTTACTGGTTTAAATCAACTAAATAGATACGCTAGAGAAGCAATAGATTTAGCTTCAGAAAATAATGTAGATTTAACTGGCACGAATATTGATCCTACAG